AATAAGTCAGGACTTGGAGATAGTACTTGGTACTTGGAGTTAGTTTATAGAAATAATATGGCATCTGCATATAATGCAGGAGCTTTTTATAATCAACAGCTTAACAAAAAGAACAAGCCTTACGGACTTTATGACGGAGTAGATGACAGTAGGCAGTCTGACATCTGTAAAGCTCTTGACGGAAAAGTATTCCCTTTAGATCATCCGTTCTGGAATAACTACCTTCCTCCAAATCACCACGGTTGCAGAAGTCGACGTATAGCTCTTGATGCTGAGGAATTGGAAGAGTATGGACTAAAGGTAAGTAAATCTATCACTAAGGATATAAAAGAGCTTAAAAAGGAAATGGGAAGCTTTTACGGCAGTCAAGTTGCAGGAATGAAAAAAGCTATCAAGCAAAAAGAAAAAGAAGTTGAAGAAATGAAAAATCAACTAAAACTTGAGGTTTAGGAGGTGTTAAGTATGCAAATAGCAGGATATATAGCAGTTGGAATGTGTATCGGTGGAGTTATAGCTTTCTATGTTGGAAAAGCTCAAGGTATCAAAGAAGAGAAACGTAGACAAGAGGCTAAAAGAAAATGAGTATCAAAGTAACTAATAACTCAAAGTTAGTTTTAAAAGGGCTGGAAGAACTCAAAAAGAAAGCAGTTAACACTCAATCTCTCATGCTTCAAATAGCAGAAGATATGAAAACTAAGACTGATATGAGATTTAGACACTCTAAAGATCCCAACGGAGTTGCATGGGAGCCCTTGAAAGAAAGTACAGTGTCGAGAAGGAGAAAAGGAAGTTCAAAACAACTTGTTGATACTGGAGAACTTAGAGGAAGTATCAGTAGTAAAGCTACTAAGGATGCTGCAATTGTTGGAACTAATAAAGAATATGCAGCTTTTCAAAACTTTGGAGCTAAAAAAGGAGAGTTTGGATCTAAGTTAGTTGATGAAAATGTTAGGGAGCATCAGAGAAGGAGAAGAGGCAGAACAGAGACTGTAAGACAGCATCGCAGAACTAGAAGAGTTGAAAGTCCTTGGGGGAATGTTCCTGGAAGAACTTTTATAGGTTTTTCAAAGAATCAAGTTAAGCATTATGCTGCACTAATAAATAAACATTTAAAAGGAGATAAATAGATGAAAGTTACAGATATAAAAATCAGATTAAAAGATGAAAAAAAAGTAAAAGCAATTGTTGAGGTTACACTAGATAATCAATTAATCATACACGGAATTAGACTTGTACAGATTGATAAAGCATTTGTTATAACAATGCCTCATTTCAAAGGAAAAGGAGATAAATATTTAGATTTAGTACATCCAACAAATGCAGATTTTAGAAAGTATATGACTGATGAAATAGTTACTAAATATCAAGAGCTAATAAACAAAAAGTAAGAAAGGAGGGATAGAAATGCCTAGAATTTTCAAAAGTGGCGATTATGGTAAAAAGGGCAATTATTCAACTGATAAATTAAAAAGTTGGATAGGAAAAGAGTTTAATATCACAGCTGGACATGTAGGGGATTGGGTAAGTAATGGATATCCAGTTACTGCCATTCCTGTGGCTGGTACTTGTAAGGTTACTGATGTAGATGATCAAGGATACTTAATAGGAGAGTTTGCATATAACTCACTTGGAGAAAGCATAAAGGATAAATATCCAAATCTTTCAATCGGAATAGGAGCTAATGGAGAGCCTAATCATCTTGCAATACTTGGTTATGCACCACCTCACATTAAGGATTTAGATCAATCATTCAGTGAGTTTTCTCAAGACTTAACATCTATTGAAAAAACTGAAACTATTGAATTTGCTGAGGAAGATGCACAAGGTAAAATTGATGAGTTTATAGCATTTTTTAGAACAGTAGATGTTTCTAAAGTAAATTATAAAGCTTTATTTGATGTTCTTTACGAGAAAGATGATGAAAAATATGCTGTTAATAAACTAAAAGATTTAGGTTATACAGTTGAAAAGACTGCTGAGTTCTCACAAGATACTTTAAAATCAATAGCAGACGGATTAGGGCTTATGCTTAGTGCTAAACCTGTCAACAATCTAACATCTCAGGAGATATTTGAAAACACTACAGCCAAATTTGCAAGTGAGGTAGAGTGCAATGAAACTTAAAAGAAATTAGTTTCAATGTTTCCACCAGTTCTGCACAAGCTACTTGAATTTGCAGTTGATAAAGCTTATGAGGAATCAGAGTATTCAAATATTATTGAGTTTTCAGAGAATGAAAAAGCAAGTATGGCAACTAAGTTAAAAGAGTTCTCAGAAGGTGAAAGTCCTTTTAAGGAACTGTTTAAGAATTATACAGAATCTAAAGAATTTAGTGACAAAAAAGAAGAGTCACCTATTGAAAAAGCTAAAAGAATAGCTGCTTTATATTAATTTAATTAAGGAGGAAAAAAATGGGAGTATTTGAAAGAAGAGAAGTTCCAGCAGGAGAAAATACAATAAAAAGATTACAACCTGATATGAGAGTTGAATTTGCAGCAGGAAAAGTGGAATATTTACAACCTGTGGCACAACATAAAACAGATGGATTATTTTATCCTTATGTAGCAGGAGATGAAAATAAAGGTATTATAGCAGGACTATACACAGGAGAAACTAGAACATTTCAAGCAAAAGAAATAGGTTCTATTTCTACTTATGTAATAGTTGCTAAAGAATGGATACAAGGTGTTACTTGGGGAACTGATAAAACTGCTATATCTGCACTTAAATTGGCAGGAATTATATTAACTAATGAATTAAAAGGTACTAAGGAGGCTTAAACATGAATGAAGAAATGAAGAGAATGATATATTTAATAAATCTTATAGCTGAAATGTCTAAAAAAGTAACTATCTCTGAATATTACTATTCTAAATTTGTAAATAGTGGAAATGAATATCTATCACCTACTGAAAAAATTAGAATTGAGGATATGAATGACTTCTTTGTTACAGCAGGAATAGTTGGAAGAAATGATATTTTACCTATCATCGGGAAAGATGGTTCTAACATTATAGAATTTGAACCAGACATCATCGGATCACAGTATATATATCAACCATCTGATCTAATAGCAGCTCAAGCTGGAGTTCCTGCAATAACAACTACAGGACAAGAAATTAAACCTATGGAGCAACTAGAAGCTAAAGCAGCAAGATTCTTAGGAGCTGCATTAAAAAATAGAGCTATTAAACAATGTAACCAAGCTTATTTAAAAGGTACTTATACTGATAAAAATAATAAAGTATTTAATGTTGGAGTTACTGATGAAACTGAACTTCAATGGAATTCTAAAACTAAATACTCAGATGAAATTTTAAAAGTAATTATGGAATATCATACTAAAGTAGGAGTTTTCCCTGAGGTTGAAGTAGGACTAACAGTATTTAATGCTTTAAAAAATGAAGCTAATGATACTAGACAAAATATCAATAATGTTAAATTTGTGCATGGAGAATCTCCATATCTTGAAATGGGAGAAGGATTAAAAATAAATCTTTTACTAGATGCCAAAGGTGTTGATGATGCTTTAATTGAAACTAAGGATTTAATTATTTTATCTCAAAGAAGTAACCTTGCAGTAGGATATGGATGCCTTCAATATGGAGATGTTAAAACTAATCAATCTAAATTAATCAGAGCTAAAACAATAGCTGGAGATCTAAGAGTAGAAGCAATGACTGGAAGTACAGGAATGTGGAATAAATCTGCACCTATGCCATGCTTATTATCTTTAAGTAGATATAAGAGATATAAAGTTACTATTTCTTAGAGAGCACAAGGGGTGTATGCCCCTTTTCTCTGACTAGGAGGGTTAATGGAAGGAATATATATCAAAGGTACTATAATGCCTAAAACTACTGAGAATATTCTAAAACATTTTAGCGGGCTTAATGATGATGAGTTTTTAAAGCAAATTAGAGACTTTGAAAGAGCAGCGGTTGGAATAATTGAGGCATCTATTAATTTAGATAAACTTAAAAAAACTGAGAATGGAGCTTATGTTATTTCATCATTATGCAAAAATTATGTTCTAGCTAAGATGTATGAGCATATAGCTCATGTAGATTACATAGATTTAGGAGCTGATATGATGGTTGATTTCAGATCTACACTTAAATCAATCAGAGAAGCTCAACTTGAAGAGAATATAAGTACTGATGAGAGTAAAAAGGCTAAAAATTTATATATAAGGTAGGTGAAAATAGATGAACTTACCGATGGGAGCATGTAACATTTTTTTAGATAACTTAGACTTAGGAGTTACATTAAAAGAAGATGAAACATCGCTTGAAATAAAGATTAAAACAGAAGAAATTCGAACTGATGAAAGTCAGGAAGTAAAAGAAGTAATTGAACTAAATAAGGAAGTTACTTTTAAAACTTCTTTGCTACTTAGTCAAGAAAATTTTGAAAATTTAAGGATAGATCCTAATTTAAATTCTCTTGTAAGACAAGGTGAATTAAGAATAGTTCCTTTAAATAAAACAGCTACAAGATCGGAAGAGCACACGTCTGAACTCCAGTC